TCACACTGCTATTGTGATCCAGTCCTTTCCGCGATCATCGTGATAGCCATCCGTCTGTTTCTGAGATTTATGGCCTAATAATAGCTGGGTGTTGATCCCCTGTTCGCTATAGAGTCGCTCGGACAGTGAACGCTGCTCGTGAAATGTTGCCGGCGTCCCTTCACCCCAATTTATGTTTGCCTTATCCCTCGCTTTACTGAAATTGGTAGTGAGCGTATTGCCAGTAACCTGGGCGCCACGCTGTGCCATCGATGTCGTGCGGAAGTAATGCACCAGATACGGGCTGACAGCGTAATCTCTGCAGCGCGCGATCACTTCACGTAGTGACATGTTTATTGCGTCACAGCGAAGTGAGAGGGGGATCGCCAGCTTGGTGCCAGTTTTCTCTTGCACAACATGCAAACAATCATCCCATATATCATTGAATTTCATCGCTGAGATATCACCGAGGCGCTGGCCAGTAACCAAGGCTAGCAGCATTGCATTACCCATATACCGATGGCTCTTGTCTGCGATATCAAAAATCTGCTGCCACTCCTGCAGGCTGAGGCGCTGCCTTGTAATTTTCCTGCGTGGCTGCTTGGTGGCAAGTGCAGGGTTATATCCAGGTGGAACCTCACCAACATGCTGCGCTTCTTTGAATACGTCGATCAGGACAGAACGGACAATCTGGGCCATGCGTGGCTGTCCTGCGGTTGTGTATTCATCCAGCAGCGCCGCAATATCGCGAGCATCCACTGCAGGTAGCGGTTTCATTGCATAGCGTTGGCGCAGTAGAGCAACTGGTTTTCGTTTCTGTTTGAACGTGTTTAGCTTGATGTCACCCGCATTAAGGCGCTCTTCTTGTATTTTCCAATACCGATCAAGCCAGGTACTGACAGTAATTTCTTTGCCACGGATCTGCGCAACTCTGTCGCTTATCGCTAACATTTGTCGGCATCTTTGTTCAGCTAATCGGTTATTTGCCTCTATCGCGATCTCCCTTGCCTCCTGCTCGTTATCACCCAGAGCATGGAATTTTCCAGTAATTGGGTGTCGGTAGCGCCAATAGACTTTATTGACGACTCGGTTATACAGCGGATAGAGGTTCGGTATGTTTACATTATTTTTCCGTGGTCTGGCAGCCATCACTCAATATCCTCTTTAACCTAGGGTTGTCGCTTTTCTTTGTTTCTGGCACAGCCAGTGATCCAACAAGCTCGGCATCTTCCCGTACGCGCCACCATCGACCCTCTTTTTTTGCTGGTGGGACGAAATGCCCCTCTTTAGCGCATCTGCGCAGAGTATTAAGAGAGGGGGGCCTGCTCCGATACCGTTCTGCTGCCCATTCTTCTAACGTCAACATCTGTAACATAATTCCCTCACACTACCCGCCGCATACGGGGTTCACGCCGTGACATGTCACGCCATTAGTTTTAATTCATGCCAGCCGTACGTCTGCCAGCACTCCGAGTCTCCAAGGAAGTAACACCCGGCAGGATCGCCGGGCAGCTTGTCTTTACACTTCCCGCAGCAGCGCTCACTGAGCGCCGCCATTTGCTTTTTTAGTTCAGCGTTATCCTTCCTGATCAGCATCGTGATGTACTCGTCCATGTCGTACGGTTCCCGTTGTGGCCTGCGCGCTGCGCAGTTCTCGCGTAGCATTTCCAGTTCCTGGCGGTCGAGCTTCAATTCGAACTTTGCCACGCCATCATTTTTTTGCCTTTCCCGCTGTGCGGCCTTTCTTTCAGCTGCTGTCTTTGCCATTGTGAGGATCTCTAATAACCGTCCCAACTATCTGAATCATCACGATTTCTGTTTGAGATATACCGCACGACACCCGCTAAAATCAGTGTATTTAGGATCAAAACAGCCACCGCTGGCCAACCGAGCACTGGATATAACAGCATGACCGGGCTGGTGGCTATGGCGCTGATAATGAGCGTTCTCACTGGCCCACCTCCGGTGCTGCTGCGAACATGGCGGCATAGATTGTGAAAATCATGCTGCAATACCTCCTTGAGAAACGCACAACTCCGGCTGATTCGCGCGAACCAATGCTTCTGCGAACGGTGGCGGAACCGCATTGCCGCATCGAGCTACTTGCTTATCTTTCGCGTATTTCACCCCACGGTAGTCCTGGTCAATGATGTACCATCCCGGGAAACCCTGAGCCGCATACAGCTCATGCGGCTGCAACATACGCATACCGATATCGACGATCTGATAATCGATGCCGGCGACAGTCACCAAACCGAACCGATCTCGGCTTGTCACGGTGTGCAGCGGGTCTTCAATGTTCAGCCCCTCTTTCTCGTTGCCGTAATACTTCAGCAAGAACGCCCGTACCTCGCCAATATGCAGACCGCCAGCTGTAATCGTAGGCATTGGCTCCGTAACGGCCTGGCCGTCTTTGCAGGTTCCGCGCAACTTGACCAGGTGCGAGGATACGAGCGCGTGGTGGTCTGTGGTCGTTACCGTGTGCGTCGGCTCATCCAATCCGGCGCCAGCACCTGTGTAGTTCCCGCCATAGTGTTTAATCAGGTGCGCTGCAGCAATGGCAAACTTATTGCCGCCAGCGGTCACCGTCCCCAGCGACTTACCAAGGTCAAGGGCGCGCGGTGCCTGACCCGGTCCTTCACCGTAACCAACCTGGATTAACGTTGGCGCTACCAGCTGCGATTTACCGCCGCCACCTGCGGTGATAGTTGCGCTGGGTTCATCGGCTCGGTGACCGACGCTTGCGCCGAATTGCCGGGCGATGATCGGTGCCACTAACAGGTGTTCAGCTTTACTTGTGACAGTCGTCAGCGGATCCAGCGCGTTATACGCCATGCGGGTGCCGCCAAATCCTGTCTGCCCGATGCGCGCAATGTATGGCGTTACCAATGCAGCGCGGGACTCTTTCAGAATTGTGTGCATCGGCATATCAGCACTACGTGGTTTCGCCTGATACTCCGAACCTCCGGCACCGACAATGAATGGCGATGGATTATTCAGGACAAAGCGCTGTAGACCGCGTGCTATACGGCGCAGGGTATTTTCAGCCAGCGGCCGCTTGCGCTCGAAAATGCTCGGGCATGGAATTGACCAGTCAATACATTCTGCTGCAGTGCGCCACGGCTGCAGCTTACCGCTTTGCACTTCCAGCGATTTCGGATCGCCATGCGTTGGCTCTGGCCACACGACATGTTTCCCATCGCAGCGCATCACCATAAAAAACCGGCGGCGGATTGTCGGTGCGCCATAGTCGCAGGCTCGTAGCTCACGAAAATCCACGGCATACCCCAACCCATGAATCAGTCGCTGGTGGTCATCACTACCCGCCTCAATACCCAAGGTTTCGCAGCATTCGGCCAGCGCCGGGTGATCTGCATTGATGCCCGTCGAAAGCATCGCGACGAATGCCTCAAACGTCTCTCCCGCCCGGGCCGGGCACGGCCGCTCATTACCATCAGCATCCGCGACAAGCGGACCCCACGTTTTAAACTCTTCAACGTTTTCGAGATAGCCACAGCGGAATTGAGTGCGCAGCGCCCAGCGAATGACGATCCATGCCAATCCCCGGATTTCTTTCTTCACCGGTGCGGAGCCTTTCGCTTTACTGAAATGCCGACAATCTGGGCTGAACCACGCCAAACCGACCGGCCGACCGGCGGTCGCGGCCACCGGGTCAATATCAAACACCGATTCACAGTAATGCAGCGTTTCTGGGTGATTCGTTGTGTGCATCGCGATCGCGTTAACGTCGTGATTAATCGCAATGTCAACGCTACGACCAGTGGCCATTTCAATACCCGTGCTCGCTCCGCCGCCACCGGCAAAATTATCAACGATGATTTCTCTCATGCGTATTGCTCCAATTTTTCTACAAGTGACGATATGACGGTGGTTATTTTTTGAATCGGTACGCTTTCCAACAACATTCTGTTGATGTGATAGCGCAGCCGCTCCTGATGTGACGAAGGCAAAGACGATGCCCGCTCTACTTGAGAAAAAATCAGCTCAACTTCTGCAGGCCAAACCGTTTTTTTCATGGTAATAAGCAGAGGAGATTCGTTTTTATCGCCGATCTTTCCGCAGAACGGGCACGGCTTCAGTTCAGTCATTGCTGGCCTCCGTCTGTATTCCGTCGCCTTCGAACTTAGTTCCACAGAGAGGGCAGTAGCTCATAATGCACAGGTGATCTAACTTGGTTTTATTGGTAGCCAAACCGCCGCCTTTACGCTTGCGGTAATAGCGAAACTGGAAGTTCAAAGCCACTGGAGAGTGATCTCCTCCGTGGAAGTTGTAGAGTGAGTGTTCGAACCCTGCCTCTTCAATCTCGCCAAGAGCATCTCCGACCTTCGCAGAAATGTGTTGTTTGAACAGCGCGGCAGTTTTTTCAAAGCAATTACAGGCCATGTTATTTCCCCTCCCGCAGCTCTGTTGCGAATTGAGAAGCGCGCACAGCATCAAACGCGAGCCTGTATGCAGCACGAAACTCACCGTCATCGTTCGCCAGTTTTGCCGCCGTCCGCCAACGCTCCGCTAGCTTCTCCACGGCCTGAGCCTCGATTTCGCGCACTGCGGCGGCATTGCTGCTAATGCTGCATTCTGCTTTCGCCAGTACGACGTCAGCATCTCCCATTTCATCAACGTTAATTAGCCGACGCGCAGTCCTGATCGCTTCGCGGTACATGCTGTTACCAACAGCCAGTTCATCCAGCAGCTGCTGGTGGTCTGAATACTTCACATACTCGCCGCCGGCCAGTTCGCGCATGAACGCCATTTCATGGTTCATGTGAATAGAGCAGTCTGGTGTGTATCGCTTGATCATCACAGAACTCCCCATTCGGTCAGCTCGTTGTAGCGCTCAATGAACATTGCGCGTGCCTGCACTGGCATCACTGGCGTGATCAGCATTTCGGCCGGCTCAATGCCGGCGAGCATCGGCCATTCTTTGCCGTCGTCGATATCCAGTTCTCGGCGCTCGGTAGCCAGCATCACCAGGTCGGCATACTTAACGGCGATATCCATTACCAACGGCAGGCCAAAACGCTCACGGATCACCATGTCGATATGGCATTCAACCGCCTGGTAATCGGGCAGCATGCGTTTCAGTGGGGCGGGGATGTCTTTGCAATATGCCTCGGAGGCATCATGCAGCAGGGCTTCCAGCGCGAACTCTGGCGCGACAATTTTGCTGCACAGAACGGAATGCTGCGCGACGCTGTAGAAGTTCGGCAGATGGCCGGCAAAGCGGCATTCATGCGCCAGCGCCTGGGCGATATCCTCAATGCAGATGCTTTCAACGTCCGGCGCCGCAAAGTTAAAGTGTTGGCCGGTAAATGTGGTAATCCACGACATACGTTATTCCTTCTCGCTGATTTTCGGCAAAGCGAAGCCCTGCCAGACCTGGCAATTTTTCGCAGATAGAAAATCGGGTTTTAGAAGGGGAGTCCGACAGCCCGCATAGCGGCCGGATCCCGCGTTTCTCTCACAACTCAAGTGGTGCGCCGCGCCGGGGCTTATACTGTGTAAAGGTTTAAGGGGAAACCGGCACAGCGAACCACGTCAATTGTGAAAAAAGTGCGGCTGACACCAACCCATGGAACAGCCGCCAAAGACTACACACAGCTTGCATTATTCGTTGCCGGATATCCGCGCTCGCGTTAGCTACGGTGGCCCCGGCAGGCCGCATAATTTTGATGCCTGTCTTTTAACCACTTCAGGCTCGGTGGTATTCTTGGTAGTTCTCACACAGCCAAGAAGGAAATTGCCATGCTCAAAGGATTTGCCCACTTATTCGAAAAAACCAAAGAACATGTAGCGCAGGTGCGAAATGTAAAAACCACAGGTTTTATCGACCAAGCTGCAATGTCATGCGTCTACAATCGCGCCATACAACTTTGCGCTCTCGATGCCGTCATATCTCAGCACCGCGTTGAGGCCGGCAATCGATTTAACGACCTCAGAGGAAAATCTGCGCTGCACCACAAGCTTCTGGCTAAGTACAAGTGGCCGCTAGCTGAGATTCACTCCCTCACTCTTTCCGATGTCCTTCTGGCCCTTCATGACGAACTGTCGTTAGAGTCCCTACCACCTGAAGCATCAAGAATCCTTACCTCTATCAGCCGGGAGCATCCTCCAGTGGTATTCCCTGACATCACCGATGAGGAATGGAATCCCGAGTTTGCTGAAAAACTGCTATACAACTCCGTTGACTAACAGATCGGATTTGGCCATTCAGTTCTACAAGCCTCAGTTCCAATGAGGCTTTTTCCTCATTAAGCAGCTTCAGTTCGTTAATGGCCCTGATCTTCGCTGACATCCATTCGTGCAGTTCGTTTTCGCTAAGGTTGCCTGCGATAATTACCGGTTCTTTATTTTCCATCGTGTAACCCTCTGCTGTGTACCTGGTTAGCGAATCATCCCGATCTTCATGTGCCTCGGGCGGCTACTTCGTGGGCGTCCTGCCTGTTCGCTTGTTTAACAACTTTAAGGTGTAATTTAGTTGTGATGATTCGATGTGTCAACAACTTTATGTGGTTTGATTACACAACGGTTGAGTGTAAGGATGGTGAAAAAAGGAGGGTGTATGGAAGACAAGTTGTACATTTTTAACTACACACAGAATAGAGATAAGCTTTTTGCAAACCTTATCAGTATCATAGATGGTATCGTTGCTGATGGGGTTGTTAAAGATGAAGAGGTGCTTTATCTAGATACTTGGCTCATGGAAGCGCAGCAGATAATAAAAAACGGTGTAATTAAAAGTTTATCAGCGCGAGTATCATCAATTCTCGCTGACGGGGTTATCACTACAGAAGAACGCGAAGACCTTAAGCAGCATCTTCACGCTATACAGAAAGATATTCTTGATATCCCTGATGTTGATTTTTACTCAGTTGAATCAGACTTACATTTGTTAAATGGTTTGTGCAAAGGGTTAATCAGCGATAGGGAACTAAGCGAAAATGAAATTAGGTACCTAGATTGGTGGTTAACACAGAATGGTGCGCTAAAGAAAAACTACCCTGGAAGTCACCTTTATACACTTGTTAAGGAAATTCTTAGTGATGGAGTTATTACACCAGAAGAAAGCGCATCCTTGCACAAGGCACTAGTTGATTTTACTGGGTGTGACCTTGATAGCGGAGTGGTAGATGGTTTGGCGACACGTTTGCCTGTTGACTCTGATTTCTCATCCGACGTTGATGGAAAGATATTTTGCTTAACGGGCGTATTTATGGCTGGAAAAAGGTCAATTGTTGAAGGCAGGATTAAATTAGCGGGCGGTCATATTATAAGTAATATTACAAAGAAATTAGATTACCTTGTTATAGGTACATTATCATCACGTGACTGGAAGTTTTCCAGCCACGGAAGAAAAATAGAAAAGGCGATAAGTTATCGTGATGAAGAGGGTGCAAAGTTGAAAATCATTTCTGAAGAAAACTTATTCGAATTTTTACCATGAACGTGATGACCAAAAAACTCGGCCTATTACGTGGACCCTAGCCCTGCGTTCGTCATAAGAGAGTACCTCATCTGGGTACTCTTCTTTATTGAAACTCCGCAATATTAACCCACCGTCAGGCAGGCAAATTAGAGTTTTTACTCGTAATAGCACGCCATCACGCACTGCGTATAGATCTCCATCACGAATGCTTTGGGTGTGAGTGGTGTCAACCGCAACATAGTCACCATTGGTCAATACTGGGAGCAAGCTATTGCCCCATATCTTCACTATTCTTGCATTGCAGGCGTTAACACCAGCCTTACGGAGATCATCTCTGCGCAGGGGAAACGTATCGGAGCATGATTCAATCAGTTCGGCTTCAGCTCCGTTGCCGGCTGATAGTTCTATATCAAGGATAGGTACGCTCACAAATAATTCAGGGTCAAGGAGTGTCTCCTCAGACTCTTTAACGACATAATTTGAAAGCTCAGCATTTTCTTCAATTCCAAGCTGCAACCATTGCTGAGAAACCCCAAGGGATAGGGCTAATTCTTTGATTTTTCTTGGCTGCAAAGTAATTCCATTCTCAATTTTAGCTATCGATTGCTGAGTAACTCCTACCTTGGCCGCCAGTTCATCCTGGCTGAGGCCAGAATTTTCCCGCGCAAATTTAAACCTATCTGCAAGTGTTTTCACAACTTATCTCCTCTGCTGTTGCGAGGTTACAACTTTGCGTTTTGGCTTTCCAACACCTAAAAGTTGTGATAAAAGTTGTTGTAGTTGTATAATCATCCGTGTTTACAACTTTCACTTACCTTTGCAGGAGGAAAACTATGACGCCTGAGCAATCCGCCTTAATCGAGGCGATCAAAGTTGCTGGTGGTCAATCAGAGTTGGCGCGGAAATTAACTGAAATTTCCACAAAACCAGTAAAGCAACAGCAGGTATGGAACTGGCTACACAGAGAGAAAAAGCCGCCAGCTAAACAGGCATCAGCCATAGAGAGCATTACGGGGATCCCCAAAGAAAGATTACGTCCTGATGTTTTCCAAAATGCTACCGCGCCAGCGGCTTAACAAAAACCACAACAAGCGGAGTAATTCTGTGGATAACAAAGACTTCCCAACCCAGAGCGATATAACCGATGCAATGCACCGGCTGATCACGTCGTTTGCTGGTGGATATGAAGCGATGGCGCAGGAGCTGGCACACGACGGCACCCATAACGCGCTGCGCAACCGCGTTCGCCAGGTCGGTGGCCAGATGGTGCCAATGGGCATGGCCATTCAGATGGAGCAGATCAGCGAGCGAACAGATATCACAGAGGCGATGTGTACGCGCGCTGGTGGTGTGTTCGTGAAACTGCCGGAGGTTGGTCAGGTGGATAACGAAGAGCTGCTGATCAAGTTCAACGAACTGATGGCGGCACTGGGTGTATTTGCCAAGGCGCATAACGACTTTACCTCTGACGGTGTGTTGGACAGTGACGAAAGCAAGAAGTTGAAAGCTAAAGGTTATCGGATTCAGACGCTGGTGGCGGAGATCTACGCCGTGACAGTGATGATGTTCGGAAAGGGTGACGCCCAGGATATGCGGTCCCGGGCGTCGGCGCATCAATTTAACGTGTGAGAGAAATTAACGCATGAACAGTGTACGCAATTTTTCGAGTATTCCGCAACTGCGCTGCCGGCCAGTGTCCGGTGGTCGTAGTGCTGCGGCGTTTTCGTATGAGCTGAATGTACAGGGGCGCTGGCAGGGTATCAACCACACGGTAGCGCGTAATTTGTGGGAAACGCTGGGATTTCTGGCTCAAGGGGGGCGCGATGGAAAACGAACAGATCGTGCCGTTTGAGATGGACTGTCATGACGACCATGGTCGCCTGGTGCACGTAATCGGCGTAGATCAGGTTAACCATCGGGTTATTTTCCGCCGTCCTGGTTATCCGTATGACTGCGTAGTTCCGCGCCGGGATTTTGGTACGAAATTTAAGAAGGTTGTTGAAGAATGAGCGCCTTAATGCAGTTGTTGGACAGGCCTATTGCTTACCAGCCTTCTTTCGTTGGTCTGGGAGTAGGGGTTACCGGTGCGGTTCTGTTATCGCAGCTGGTGTACTGGCATAACCGCATGGATGCTGGGTGGTTTTACAAAACGCAGAAAGAAATCAAGGAAGAGACGGGGCTGAGCCGGGAAGAGCAAGAGACTGCTCGTAAGCGCCTGGTGTCAGCAGGAGTTCTGGAAGAGGTGCGCCGAGGTGTACCTGCGAAGCTTTATTTTCGCGTTAAGGAAGATGCTCTGGAAGCACTCCTGATGAAGAAAATAAAGGGTACATCTCAGAGTGCGGGAAAGCCGCATTCCAGTATGCGGGAATCCCGCATTCTAGAAAGAGGGAAAGCCGCAAACAAGAATGCGGATATCCCGCAGGCAAGTTTGCGGGAAAGCCGCTCGCCAGATTGCGGGAATCCCGCAGACATTCATACAGTAGATTACACAGAGATTACTACAGAGATTACTACAGAGAAAAAACCAGTACGTCAGCCGGCTTCGCCAACTGACCAGCAAGCGAATGATTCTCTGAAAATCGATTACAAGGCCGTGCAGGAAATTTTCCACAGCACACTGCCTGAACTGCCAGTCGTTCTCAAAATGACTGATGACCGCCGCAAAAAGCTCCGCAAACTCTGGGCAGACTACGAACTGAATCTTGAGAGGTGGGGCGCTTACCTGCGTTTCATCTCGAAAAAGTGTCGCTGGATGCTGGAAGACCGCCCAGACACTAACACCGGCAAGACGTGGCGCAAGAAGGATTTCGACTACCTAATCACCGAGAAATGCTACCTCAAGGTCAAGGAAGAGCGGGCTAATGATCTGCCGAAAGTTCAGAAGCTTGATAGCGTCGCTCGGGAGGATGCCTATACCCGCTTGGTATCGCAACGCCGCAAACCTCAAAACGAGGTTGAGGCTCTGGCCGCGAGTATGGCCGGATCTCTTGGACGCATGACCGATTACGACGCACGGCGCGCATGGGCTGGCATCTGGGCTCAAGCAGTCAGCAAAGCGAGCGAAAATGATTTAGCGAGGTTGGCATCATGAAAAAGTTATCGATCCCGGTGGACGTATTTGAGAGCGATCGCATCAACAGCGGGATCCGCACGCTGGTCAAGGCCGGCAAGTTGAGCGACAACCCAAACAGCCAGATTTGCCGTGTTCGCAACGCTGCTGCCGGCGCCAAATGGCACACACTGCGCGATCTGGAATTGTTGGTGCTGCAGATGTACGGCGTAGCAGACACGCAATCAGCGATCAGCGCCCGCCTGCGGGAGTTCAGCCGACCGCGTGATGGCCTGGTTAAGGAGCGACGCATGGTCAAAGCGGAGTCCGGGAAGTGGGTTTATTTCTATCGCCTGGTGGCTGCGGAAGGGGTTGCTGCATGAAGTCTGACTATCTTGGCGGAAGCCAAACCCCGCCGGAGCACAAAGACCGCTGGCAGACACCGATCGAGGTGTTCGGCGCGCTGGATGTCGAATTTGGGTTTTATCTCGATGCAGCAGCAGAACATAGCAATGCGCTCTGTTCCCGCTACCTGACAGAGCGAGAAAACGCCCTGGCGGTTGATTGGGAGAGTTACGGTGCCATCTGGTGCAATCCTCCGTACAGCTCGCCAGCGCCATGGGTAGAGAAGGCGGCAGAACAGTGCCGGGTTCAAAACCAGCCGATCGTTATGCTGCTGCCGGCAGACACTTCCGTGGGCTGGTTCTCCCTGGCGCTTCAGTCCGTCGATGAGGTGCGATTCATCACTGAAGGGCGGATCTCGTTCATCAACGCGGGAACAGGTAAGCCGGTCAACGGGAACAACAAGGGGAGCATGTTTCTCATCTGGCGCCCGTTCATTAAACCGCGCTGCCAGTTCACCACTGTTAGCCGTGCTGATCTGCTGGGTATTGGCGCTGCTACTCTGCGCGAGGTGGCTGCATGATTTTGACGCTGCCATTCCCACCATCCGTAAATGGCTACTGGAGAGCGCCTAACAAGGGATCTCTCAAAGGCCGGCACTTGGTTAGCGACAGGGGGAGAAAATTCAACAGTGAGGCGCTGGCGAGCATTCTGGAGCAGTTAAACCCTAAGCCGAGGGCGCTAACCTGTGATTTATCCGTTTCAGTGGTGTTTTATCCACCGACACGAGCCAAGCGAGACCTGGATAACTACTTCAAGGCATTGTTTGATGTGATGACCCGGGCGCGCGTTTGGCTTGATGACAGCCAGATCAAAAAGCTGTCTGCGGAGTGGGGGCCGGTGACGAAGGGCGGGAAAGTTACCTTGCATATCAGCGAGGTTGCAAATGCTGGATAAATATTCAGATGTTGGTTATGTTGAAAGGGCAGTTAATCGCCTCCCCAATCACTATGCGGGTGACGGGGTGGGGAGGCTGTCAAAAACACGTGTGAGAGGAATAAAAATGAATCAATTAATTTCGATTGATGGCGTAGCCGTGCGTCAAGATGTTAATGGCCGTTACTGTCTGAATGACTTACACCGCGCAGCTGGTGGCGAGGCAAAGTATCAGCCAGGGCTTTTCCTGCGATTGGACTCAACGCAGGCGTTATCTGATGAAATATTAAACTCTACAGATCTGCAGAGTTTGCCTACCGAGACAATCCCCGGTCGCAACGGCGGAACCTATGTCTGCAAAGAGCTGGTTTATGCCTACGCGATGTGGATTAGCCCCGCATTTAACCTGAAAGTGATCCGTACCTTTGACGCTGCAGTGACTGAACGGACTGCACCACAGACAGCAGACCGCATTCAGGCAGGGATATTGTTGCTGGAATCAGCCGCCCGTCTGCTTAACCTTTCAAATTCGTCAAAACTTGGTGCTTACCAGAAGCTTCAGGACTTTGCTGGCATCCCTAACCTGATGCCGGCGTATGCCATCGACGCCCCATCTGATGCTGCTGACGGCTCAAGCCGGCCAACAATGTCACTGAGTGCCATCCTGAAGGAGCATGCTATCCCGGTCAGCCCTCAAGAGGCCTACCGTCGTTTGGAAGAGATCGGCATTGTTGAGCACCGCTCCCGTAATAGCACATCACGCAAAGCGAAAGGTGGCGTTAAGAAGTTCTGGGCAGTAACTAGCAAGGGATTAGCATACGGGAAAAATATTACCAACCCTGGCAATCCTCGCGAGACGCAGCCCCATTTTTATGACTCCCGGTCACCTGAGCTCATCAAGTTGATGATGACCGCCAAAGCGCGCAGCTGAGCAGGTCGATAGCATGAGAGCATTGCTAAAGCCAATTATCCAGCCCGAATTAGGGCTGGTATTTCTCAAGCCTGGTAAGGATCTTCTGCCTCTGTTTTCTACTCGGGTTTTAGTATCACGTGCGCCAAGTGAATTTCATAAGTTGCCATCAGGTGCGCTACCGATTGATGGGCAGGAGCTGGCGAACGATCCGCGTTTTACACCGTTCTATCAGCATGAACGCGTTCTAAGTGCTGCTGGTGGGATCAGTTCTCTGGAGCACTGGGTTTCTCTGAAGAGTGGTTGCCAGATCGAAGGGGAGCATACTCGCCACATGACGACGCTGCGCTACGGTAATAGCGCGCTGCGCCTCTGTTATGGCTGTGATAACCGCCTGCGCGGGCAGTCTATCCCTAAGCTGCAGGTGGTAGCCGACGCTAACCTAGCGGCGTACATCTTGGAAATGGTGCGCTCGTACTTCCTGTTTGACGAAAGCCACCAGCTGACGTTGCCAGAGCTGTGCTGGTGGGCTGTGATGCATGGTGTCGCCGATCTGCTGCCTGATGACGTTTGCTCTGCGTCTCTTCGCCTGCCACCAGCGACGATCCACACCGGCGGACGGAGAGAGGCGGAGATAACGCACATGCCAGCGGCGCGGCAGGTTGTGGCTGAGAAGGTGAAGAAAGCGGTCAAGACGCTGGTTATCGACCCGGAGCCGCCGAAGGCGCTATTCAAGTTGCCGAAGCGCGAGCGGTGGGAAAGCAAGCCATACCTGAAGTGGGTTAAATCTCAGCCGTGCGCCGCGTGTGGTGGGACAGCTGACGATCCGCACCACATCATAGGCCACGGGCAAGGCGGCATGGCGACGAAAGCGCATGACCTGTTCACCATCCCGCTGTGCCGAAAACACCACGATGAGCTACATCGTGACATGTCACGATTTGAAGAGGAGTACGGAAGTCAGATAGAGCTGTGGTTCAAATTCATGGACTGGTCATTGTCGGTCGGTTCAATCAAATAACGTGTGAGAAATGGCGCGCCGGTATGCGGCCGGCCGCCGGGAGAAAAAAGCATGAGAGATATTCAGTTGGTGCTGGAACGTTGGGGACAGTGGGCAAAAGATAACAGCGGTGTGGGGTACTCACCGATCGCTGCTGGCTTTAAGGGGCTGCTGCCGGCAACAGGGAAAAGCAAAGATTCCTGCTGTGATAGTGATGGGCTGATCATTGACGGAGCGGTGGGGCGCTTGAAGAAGGTCAGGGACGAACGGGAGCTAGGGGTAATCATGCTGCACTATCGCTACGGGGTGTCAAAGTCAGAGATAGCGCGCCGCTGGAAGATATCTGAGGGGAACGTTCGGCAGAAGCTGATGATGGCAGAGAGCTTTATCGAGGGATGCCTGGCGATGACTGGCGCCAGTTTGGAGATGGACGCGTGGACGCATAAATCAGAAATTTCAAAGGTGGCGTAAGATTCTTCTTTTCGTTACGAATTTCACGGGCTATTGTGATAAGAGTGGTTACGTAGTGACGTAGCTTATCAACTGAAAAAACCTCGTGTGAGCGGGTTTTTTTTATGGAAAAAAACACGCCTGTACGGTAGTCTTACCTTAATGGTAATGGATGAGTATGGTTTTTTTGTTAACTAATTGAAAAACCCAAATAAAATGGCTGAATTTGCGTTAATCAATCCACAAATACTTTCCTGGGCAAGAGCGAGAGCTCAAATGTCTGAGGATGCTTTGTCCGCAGGTATTGGGGTTAAAGTAGAAAAAGTAATCAGTTGGGAGGATGGAAACGCTAATCCTACGTTTGCGCAGGCACAAAAATTAGCCAACAAATTGCATATTCCGTTTGCATACTTTTTCCTTGCACAACCGCCCGTCGAGCCGATTCCAATACCTGACTTGAGAACGATCCGTAACTATGAGATTCAAAATGCGAGCATAGATATGCTTGATACCATTCGCTCTGTTATTCGTAAACAAGAATGGTATAAGGATTACTTGATCGATCAGGAAGTGCAGCCACTAAATTTCATTGGCTCCTTTAATCTCAGAGATCACCCAGTAAATGTAGCCAACGACATACGTAACGTGTTGGGGCTAAATGATCTCAACCCAAGAGGGCTTACTTGGGAAGAATATCAACGAAAAATTGTGGAATCTGCGGAAGAAGCTGGAATTTTAGTAATGAGAAGTGGGATCGTAGGAAACAATACGCACCGCCCTTTAAATGTTGAAGAGTTTAGAGGGTTCGCTATTAGTGATCCGCTCGCGCCTGTTGTGTTCATTAATCTAACAGATGCACCTGCTGCTAGATTGTTTACCTTGTTGCATGAACTAGCTCATCTTTGGATTGGTACAAGCGGAATATCTACCGCTAGTGCTCATGAGGAGCGTAAAGAAGAGCTATTCTGTAATGCCGTTGCTGGTGAGTTCCTTGCATCTGAAAGAGTAATGCATGCTCATTGGGATACGGCGAGATCCCTCAGTCAGAACGCAGTTGACTTGGCTAAAATGCTTCATGTTAGTCGTTATGTTATTGCACGTAGAGCATACGATCTTGGCTTTATTGATGTGCATGCTTACAACGAATACTATCAAGAGCTAATGGCAGAGTTTCGTTCCAAAGAAGGCGGCGGTGGGAATTTTTATGCCATAGCCCAAAACAAAAATAGTGCACGGTTCAGCAAAGCCATACTTAACGAGGCACTAAGTGGTAGAGTGTTGTTAAGAGATGCTGGTAGGTTGTTGGGCATAGCCCCAGCAAAACTTAGGAAATATGCGACGGAAATAGGCGGATGACGTATCTGATTGATGCCAACGTGTTAATCGAGGCAAAAAATAAATATTATCACATGGATTTTTGCCCTGCATTTTGGGATTGGTTATTGCGTTGCTCTGCTGGCGGGCAGATATATAGCATAAAAAATGTTTATGATGAACTGATAAATGGTAATGATGAGCTAAAGGACTGGGCACTAAAGAATCGTCCTTTGTTTCTACCTGTAAGTGAAGTGCAAACCCAACAAAATCTAGCGTCTATAGTTCAATATGTTGCTCAACAACAAGCTCAGGTTCCCATGTCTGTCGGTGCAATGGATGAATTTTTAAGAGGAGCTGATGCATGGTTAATAGCTAAGGCTATGACAATGGGAAGTACAATAGTTACGCATGAGAGACTTGATGTTCGGTGTAAAAAAAAGTTTCTGATTCCTAACATTTGTGCGCAATTTAATGTGCCGTATATTAATACCTTCGATTTATTATTAGCCTTGAATGCATCCTTTATATTAGCTGCCTAGCCAATTAATCCAATAGATTTTATAAAGCCCTAGCTTAATAGCTGGGGCTTTTTGCATTTCAGCCCCAGCCAATATCCGACACACATTGGCAAACCCCGTATCGCCGACTCGTTTACGGCTGGTGGCTGTTCTCATTGCAGGGCAGTACAAAAAGGCCCGTTAAGGGCCTTTGTTCATTGTGTCATTTGCTCTGGCCGGCAATTGTATAGCGCCGCCAGTTTTTCGCGGGTTTTTTTCTGCGGTTTTGAATCCACGGATTCCCACTGCGAAACGGCTGATTGTGTGGTGCCGAGCCGTTCGGCTACCTCATATTGAGATAGCCCACGGTGAATACGCCAGGCGGCGATCAGGCTGACGTCCTGGTCAACCATGATTGATACGACATCATGAGGGATCACTTCGTCGTCGTTGTCGCCGGCGCGGTATGGAACGTCCGCCCAATCATTACTGATGAGGCGTTCATATTCATCGATTGGCAGTACAACATACTGCGGTTTGCCTGCCACATCGTTAATGTATTGAGGTTTTGACATATTTCATTCCGGGTTGCTAAGAGTCGCGGTTAATGTCACCGAGGAAACTGGCGGGTTTCCCCGCCTTAGTAGGTTGTCGATGTTCTGCGCTTTACTTCCTGAATCGTGCAGATAACCGGTTCGCCATTTTCAATCTGGAAGATAACTCGGTAATCCCCGACCCTCATACGGTACTGGCTGTCGCTGCCTTTAAGCTTTTTGATATCAAGCTCAACCGCTGGGAAGGTGGTTAGCTTACCGACCTTATCCTTAATGGCTTTCCGGTATCTTGTGTCTATCGAAATCAACTGTTTGGTTGCTTTCTTCGTCCACTGAACCGTTACCATGTTTCCTCGCTTGTTAAAGAGCATATCCGCTTGGGATGATTAGATAATAAGTTAACTATCTAATCTTGTCAACATATAACTAATTATTTATCTAATGGCTGCCTCTGGGTGGCCTTTTTATTTTCAGCGCCCGGCGTTTGCTGAGCGACACAGCAAACAGGAGCAAAAAAATGGCAGAGCCTTTGGGAACCACTGGTGCGGCTACTGCGGCAGTAACGGGGGTGACTGTTGTCGGGTTACTCTCCGGTGTAGATTCTGGTGTTCTGATCGGTGCGTTCGCCGGGGCGGTCATATTCGTACTCTCTGCCGCTGAGTTTTCCATCTGGAAGAAACTGGCGCTATTCGTTGCGTCTTTGCTGGTGGGGATACTTACCGCGCCATTCGCAGCCGCAATAATCACATGGGCTACGCCCGGAGACATTGAAGCGCGTGATCCTGTTGGTGCGCTGGTGGCGTCTGCTATTGCCGTCCGGCTTTTGATGTCTGCAAGCCAAAACCCTACAGGGTTCTTTGACCGGTTCCGGCGAGGGGGGAGCGATGCTAAATAATTACCTCTTAATCGTGAATGCCATAACCTGCGCGGTTATTTCTGCGCGGATGATTCTGTACCGCCGCAATGGTGCGACACACAGGCCGATAGCGGCATTTTTTGCATGGTTGCTGATCGTGGCCAGCGCATCGGTAACCATCAGAATATTGACCGGCGATTATCACTACGCGAACTGGTCAGAGACACTAATCAACGTTGGGTTCTGCGTCGCTGTCATGTCTTCTCGTGGCAACGTTATGACGCTGGCAAAGCCCATGCAGAGGTTCACTCATGACAAAGGACGACATCTTTAACGCGATACTCGGCAAAGAAGGCGGCTACGTTAATAACCCTGCAGATAAGGGCGGCGCTACTCGCTGGGGAATAACTGAGCGGGTTGCACGCGCACACGGATACTCCGGCGACATGCGGCAGTTACCGCGTGAAACCGCGCTATCTATCCTGACCGCTGATTACTGGACTGGCCCCCGCTTTGATTTGATTGCTGCCGTATCTCCTGCTATTGCCGCCGAACTATGCGACACGGGGGTGAACATGGGGCCGAGTGTGCCAGGTAAATGGCTGCAACGGTGGTTAAACGTGTTCAATCATCAGCAGAAACTATATCCCGACCTGATTGTCGATGGCCGAATCGGCTCGCGCACAGTGACGGCGCTTAATGCGTTTTTGTCCGCGCGGGGTAAAGAAGGTGAGTGTGTGTTGCTGAAGGCGCTGAACTGCAGCCAGGGTGCCCGTTATCTCGAACTGGCAGAGCAGCGGCCAGCGAATGAAACATTCGTGTACGGCTGGGTAAAAGAGCGGGTGGCGCTATGAGCTGGCTAATCGGTGGATGGAGGCTTTTTAAGGAGCATTGGCCGGCGCTGGCAATATTCGTGCTCATTTTCGCATTCTTCGCAATGCTACTGACAATCGACCAGCAGCGCTACGAGATAGGGCAGGCGCAGGAACGGAACAAAACCCAGCAACAGGAATTGAATCAGCAATCTGCGATTATTTCTCAGCAGGCGTTCCAGTTTCAGCGCGCTAACGAGATAAGCGCCACCGCTCACCGGTACGGTATCAACACCGACGCCGCAACGCAGGAGAAAGAGATTGAATACCGGACGATCCTCAAAAATCAGCCGACGTGTGATCTGGCTGTTCCCGCTGCTATTGCTGGTGGGCTGCTCAACTACACGCACCGTCTACGTGCCGGCGCAGTGTCCAGCGATACCGGAAGCCCTGACGGCTCCAGTCTTGGCGCCATTACCCCCGGCCCGCTGACGTATTGCCAGGCTGTGCTGTGGATTGACCCGCTGCTGTCGGCGATAGACAAAGCGAACAATCAGCTGCGTTCGATACGCCAGCTGGATGATGCAAGGCAGGTGAAAAAATGAAGCATTAACGCGGTCAGACCGCAGCAGCCGAAAGGCGGCAATCGCAGGGTTATGACCTGCGCCCGAGTCTCCGCGTAGAGAGCCAGCTTTGCATCTGGTGAGGGTTAATATGAAAAGAGGCACCGGTGTCGCCGCGTGACAGCCAATCACGCGCTGGTTAGAGCCAACGGGGAGCAGAGACGAACTGGGGTGACGAACTCAAGGGCATGAGCGCGGCCACTGCGAAAGTGTGGTGTAGATCTGTAATTATTTCTTGAGGGGGCGTTTGTGGCGTAGACAGTGAAGTACGATTTTTGCCAGTTCGGCTAAGAGTTTGAAGAGAGATGTAAGAGCGTTAAAAAATTCGGGTGAATAATCCATAAAGTCTCCTTGGTCGGTTAGTTCGTTGTCTTGCTATATACGGTAACTAATCAAATAGTGCGTGTTCTATTGTGGAACTCATTGCCCTCTCCCTGCGTTTTATTGCACCAAATCGTCCATTGCAGAGTTGCCTTCTGAGGCTGCTGTGTAATGCAAGATAACCAAAGTCATCACCGGCCCCCACCGCGCACCCAGCGCATTGGCAGGATGGTGGCTTTTTCCTTGAGGCGAGCATGAGCAACAAGAAACCCTACGGCAGCAAATGGCAGGCTGAACGGCTTGTGTTTCTTCGGGCTAATCCTCTGTGTGTCATGTGCAAGGCGATGGGGCGATTAGAACCGGCAACGGTCGTTGACCATATCGTTCCGCACCGCATGAAAGATGCAAAGACAGCAGAAGAGATGAAGAAGGCTCAGCATCTGTTCTGGAGCCGTAAGAATTGGCAGGGGCTGTGCAAGCCACACCATGACTCAACAAAGCAGCGCATGGAGAAAACAGGGAAGATTATTGGGTGCTCAGTCGATGGTCTCCCTCTTGACCCTGAATCGCACTGGAACCGATGAGGTCGGCGCCTGGAGGCCACGGGGAGGGGCGGGTTAAAAGCTCAGCCCTCTCGACCTTAAAGACCGCAGCCGGTGCTTTCTGTGCACAACCGCGAAATGAAAAGTTTTTTTCTGGGAGGTTCCGATGGCAGGACGACGCCCGAAACCGACCCATCTAAAGGTGGTCACCGGTAACCCGGGCAAACGAAAACTTAACGACAAAGAACCACAGCCAGCGAGAGAAATTCCCAGCCCACCTTCGCACCTGACAGATTGGGGGAAGACGGCATGGGGGAAGATGACGGTTCTACTGGATGGCATGGGGGTTCTGACCGTCGCGGATACGTTCGCGCTTGAACGCCTGTGCGATATCTACGCCGACATTCTGCAGCTAAGAAACACGATCGCTGATGAAGGGCGAACCTATACGGTTCAGACCGAAGGGGGCTTTTTGATTAAAGCTAACCCGGCGGTTTCCATGCTGGCAGATGCCGATCGTCGTTTTAAAAGTTATTTGGTGGAATTTGGCCTGACGCCAGCTGCCAGGTCAAAGGTGAAAGTAGATGGTGGAGAAAAAGAAGAGGACCCGCTCAACCAGTTCTTCGGTTGACCCGGCCACGCAATATGCTATGGACGTTGAGTCAGGCAAGGAAATTGCCGGGCCCGATATTCGAAACTCCTGTAAGCGTCATCTAAAGGATCTTGAATCCTGCCATGCACGTGGGCTGGTCTGGGATGTAGCTGCCGCTCAGCGCGCCATCGACTTTTTCGCAAAGGTTCTGAAACTTAATGGCGGTGAGCACGAAGGAAAGCCCTTCAATCTGTTGCCGTGGCAGTGTTTCATTGTCGGCTCTATATTCGGCTGGAAAAACACGGATGATTATCGCCGGTATCGCATGATTTATGTCGAGTCCGGGAAAGGCTCCGGTAAATCACCTTTGGCTGCAGGCATCGCCCTGTACTGTCTGGTCGCTGATAAAGAGCCTCGCGCAGAAGTGTATGCAGCCGCCACTAAAAAAGACCAGGCCATGATCCTGTTCCGTGATGCTGTAGCGATGGTGGATCAGTCACCGGCACTGGCGCAGCGGATTAATAAATCCGGCGGCGCCGGAAAAGAGTGGAACCTGGCTTTTTTGCAGACAGGCTCTTTTTTCCGGCCAATCAGTTCTGATGATGGTCAGTCTGGCCCGCGCCCGCACTGCGCACTGATTGACGAAATTCACGAACATAAAAATAACCAGGTCGTGGAGATGATGCGCGCCGGCACGAAAGGCCGTCGGCAGGCGCTGATTTTCATGATCACAAACAGCGGCCACGATAAAACCAGTGTCTGCTACGACTACCACGAGTACGGGCGAAAAGTTGCCGAAGGCTCTATCGAAGATGATAGCTTTTTCTCCTTCATCTGCTCACTAGATGAGGGGGAGGATCCTTTCAAGGATGAATCATGTTGGAAAAAGGCCAACCCGTCACTGGGGCATACCTTCACTGAGCGATACCTGCGTGAACAGGTCACCCAGGCACGCGGCATGCCGTCGAAAGAGAGCATTGTTCGTAGGCTGAATTTCTGCCAGTGGGTTGATGCTGATAACCCATGGATGAGCAGTGATGTGTGGATGGGCTGCGAAGACGATTTCGATATTGAAGAGCTACGTGGTGAGGAATGCTTTGGTGGCCTTGACCTTTCCGGCTCAAGGGACTTGACGGCGCTTGCGCTGTTCTTTCCCAAACAACGTAAGTTGCTGGTGGAGTTTTGGACCCCTGGTGATACGTTGGCTGAGCGGGCCAAAACAGACCGGGTTCCTTATGACGCCTGGCTGCGTGGTGGTTTTATTCATGCGCCGCCCGGCAAGGCGGTGAAGTATGGGTTTGTTGCCGAGCGTATAGCTGATTTGTCGAATCTCTTTCATATTGTCGCGATCGCCTTTGACCAGTACCGGATTAAGTACCTTGAGCCTGAGCTTGATCAGGCGAGCGTAAGTGTGCCGTTAGTTCCGCATGGGCAAGGGTATTACAAGGCCCAGGAGTCTGGGCTGTGGATGCCGCACTCTATCGAGTTGTTCGAACAAAGTCTGGATGACGGTGAAATCATTATTAAAACCAATCCATGCCTGCGCTGGAATGCAGCGTCTGCAGTCACTGAGGCTGACCAGAAGGAAAACCGGATCTTCGCCAAGCGGAAAAGTACCGGGCGAATAGATGGTGTTGTTGCATCAGCGATGGCGATTGGCGCTGCGGAAGATTACGAGCCGGATGACGGCGATTTAGATGGCTTTTTTGATGATCCGATCATGGTGGGTATCTGATGGGAAAGAACAAACAACCAGGGCGCGTAAAGAGCGCCCTTTTAAATTGGCTGGGTGTCCCGATCAGTCTCACTACGGGGACCTTCTGGCAGGAGTGGTTTGGCACCAGCAGTAGCGGCAAGGTCGTAACAGCTGATAAGGCCATGCAACTTTCTGCAGTCTGGGCCTGTATTCGGTTACTCAGTGAGTCCGTTTCTACGCTTCCGTTGAAGGTGTATCGCCGCGAGGAGGATGGTTCACGCAAGCTGGCTCAGGATCACCCGGCATACCAGGTACTTTGCCGGCGCCCGAATTTAGAAATGACACCGTCGCGGTTTATGCTGATGGTTGTGGCCAGCATCTGTTTGCGGGGAAATGCCTTCATTGAGAAAAAAATGATTGGCAGAAAGCTGGTGGCGCTCGATCCACTGCTGCCGCAAAACATGGTAGTAAAACGCCTCGATACCGGCCGTTTGCAATACACCTACACCGAGAACAGCAAGGAGCGAGTGATACCGGTAGAAAGGATGATGCACATTCGCGGATTTGGCCTGGATGGCGTTTGCGGCATGATGCCGCTGAGTTCCGGGCGTGATGTGTTTGGCACTGCGATGGCCGTGGATGAGTCAGCAGCAAAGATCTTCGAAAATGGCTTGCAAAGTTCTGGATACCTCAGTTCGAAAACTGCACTTAACAAAGAGCAGCGGGAACGTCTGCGCAAGTATTTGGCTGCGTTTGCCGGTTCGAAAAATGCCGGGAAAATGATGGTGCTGGAGGGAGACTTATCGTACCAGAATGTCACGATGAACCCTGAAGATGCACAGATGCTGGAGAGCCGAGCTTTTAGCATTGAGGAGATCTGCCGATGGTTTCGTGTGCCCCCGTTTATGGTCGGGCATGTGACGAAGCAAAGCAGTTGGGCATCAAGCGTTGAAGGAATGAACCTGATTTTTCTGACCAATACGCTCCGTCCGTTGCTGGTTAATATCGAGCAAGAAATTGCCCGTTGTCTTCTCGATAGCGATGAAGATTACTTTGCTGAGTTCTCTGTTGAAGGATTGTTGCGAGCTGACAGCGTTGGCCGAGCGGCGTATTACACAACGGCGCTGCAAAATGGCTGGATGAGCCGCAATGATGTTCGCCGGCTTGAGAATCTGCCGCCAATTCCTGGCGGTGAAATTTATACCGTGCAACTAAACCTGACTCCGCTTGAAGATCTGAAGCAGAACAACCTTGGTGCTCAGGCAGCCAATATTACCCGGCTTCATAACTATCTATTCCCCGACATTCCTGAAGAACAGTCACCGCTGAAGAAAGCAGCGTAGGAGCAACACCCATGACAAAAAAACAACTTCCGGCGGCGCCGGCGGGGCGCCCCTGCGCGGGTGTAACCTGCGAGCCGCTACCATCGGCCTTGGAACGCTGGAATGGTGGGCTGAAAGCTGCCGCATCTGACGATAATTCCATTTCGGTATTCGACGTGATTGGCCAGGACTACTGGGGCGAAGGCGTTTCAGTTAAGCGTATCGCCGGCGCGCTACGTTCGATGAATGGTGCTGATGTGACCGTAAACATTAACTCGCCTGGCGGTGACATGTTTGAGGGGCTGGCGATTTACAACCTGTTGCGAGAGTACCAGGGCAAAGTGACCGTGAAGGTGCTGGGACTGGCTGCCAGTGCGGCCTCAATCATTGCGATGGCCGGTGACGAGATTCAAATCGGCCGCGGTGCTTTTCTGATGATCCATAACTGTTGGGTGGTGGCGCTTGGTAATCGCCACGACTTTGCATCAATGGCTGAATACCTGGAGCCATTCGATAACGCCATGGCTGATATTTATGCTGCCCGTTCCGGCCTCGACAGCGACACCATCAAGCAAATGATGGACGGCGAGACCTACATTGGCGGCAGTGACGCCATAGAGAAGGGGCTGGCCGACAGTCTGCTGTCGTCTGATGCGGTTGCGGGTGATGATGATTCACCAGCTGCAGCGTTGCGCAAACTGGATTCCCTACTGGCCAAAACCAACACCCCACGGTCAGAACGACGAAAACTACTGAAATCTTTAACGGGTAACACGCCAGGCGCTGTTACCGATCCAACTGGTACGCCGAGCGCTACCGAACCATCACCTGAAATCCTTGCCAAGCTGGACGCCGCATTGAGCGGGCTGTGCGCGGCGTGCTAATTATTTGGAGAAATTATGTCTGAAGTTAATGAGATCCTGAAGAAAGTCACCGCATCGATCGAAGATGCAACCAGCAAATTTAACGCCAAGGCAGAGGATGCGCTGAAAGAAGCGAAAAAGTCCGGTGAGCTGTCCGCAGAGACCAAGGACGCTGTTGATAAAATGGCGACTGAACTGAACGCCATGAAAGCGGCAGAGAAAACCCTGAAGGCCGCACTGGGTGAACTGGAGCAGCACGTGGCGCAGATGCCACTGAATCGGGCCGCTGAAGTTGTTCAGTCTGTAGGTCAACAGGTGATTTCGGCCGCTGCGCTGAAAGACTTCGCATCCGGTATTCAGGGCAACCAGCGCTTGAGTATCCCAGTCAACGCCACACTGATTTCTACCGATGTGCCTGGGCAGATTGTGGCGCCGCAACGCCTGCCGGGTATCGATACTGCACCGAAACAACGCCTGTTTATTCGTGATTTGATCGCGCCGGGTACCACCGGTAGCAGCACCATTTATTGGGTGCAACAAACCGGATTTACCAACAAGGCCGCTGCCGTACCTGAAAATACCGCAAAGCCATACAGCGATATTCAGTTCGCGGAAAAAATCACGCCGGTACGCACATTGGCGCACATGTTCAAAGCCTCCAAGCAGATTTTGGATGACTTCGCGCAGCTGCAATCAACGGTGGATGCAGAAATGCGCTACGGCCTGAAGTATGTCGAAGAACAGGAAATTCTGTTCGGTGATGGCACTGGTGCTCATCTGGAAGGCATTATGCCGCAGGCATCGAAGTACACGCCGGCGTTTGAAGTAGCGATGCAAAACGGCATTGATGATCTTCGCCTGGCGATGCTGCAGGCTCAACTTGCGCGCTTCCCGGCAACCGGTCATGTGCTGCACTTTACCGACTGGGCCAAGATTGAGCTGACCAAGGATACGCTGGGACGTTACATCCTGGCCAATCCATCTGCGCTCACCGGCCCGACGTTGTGGGGGCTGCCTGTTGTTGCAACAGAATCCGCAGCATTCTTGGGCAAATTCCTGACCGGGGCATTCAGCGCCGGCGCGCAGCTCTTCGATCGTGAAGAAGCCAACGTGGTGATCAGTACCGAAAACGCCGACGACTTCGAGAAAAACATGATCTCGATTCGTTGCGAGGAACGAGTGGCACTGGCTGTTAAACGTCCTGAGGCCTTCGTTACCGGCGCATTCACCGCGCCTGCACCACCATCAGCAGGCTAATCACAAAAAAACACGCGGCCTTCGGGCCGCTTTCTGGAGACCCCTATGAAAGTGAAAGCGCTGGTGCCGATTTTATTCGGCTATCGGGTGATCAACGACGGAGAGCTTTTCGACACGCAGGAGCTTCACGGTCGTGAACTGATCAAGAAAGGCTACGCTGAGCAGGCGAATGACGATAATCCTGCGGAGCAGCCGGAGCAGCCGGAGCAGCCGGAGCAGCCGGAGCAGCCGGAGCAGCCGGAGCAGCCGGAGCAGCCGGAGCAGCCGGAGCAGCCGGAGCAGCCGGAACAGCCAGAAGCGGCTAAGAAAACCAAAAAGTAAGGTGAGCCATGTTAGAGCTGGAATTGGTGAAAGAGCATTGCCGCCTGGAGCCTGATTTCAGTGCGGATGACAACCTGATCGGCGTCTATATCGGTGCGGCGAAAAAACATGTTGAGATGTATACCCGCCGCACACTTTATGCCAGCGCGTCAGACCCTGGCTACGAAGACGATGAAGATCACCTTTTGCTGGATGACGATGTACGAACCGCCATGCTGCTTTGCGTCGGGCACTGGTACGCTAACCGCGAAGCTGCCGTTGTTGGTGCATCTGCATCAAAGCTGCCTCTGGCTGTCGAGTCTTTACTCCAACCCTATCGGATTTACGGGCTATGAAATCATTACGCGCAGGTCAACTGCGTTTTCGCATTCGTCTGCTTCGACCTATCACCATTCGCGATGATAAGACAGGCGCACCGGTGAAATCTTTCGAGTTCGTCGCTGAAGTCTGGGCGGATGCAGAACCGATTTCCAACCGCAAGATCCGCACCGGTGAGCAGGGGCAGGTGGTGGAAACCATGCTGTTTACGCTGCGACCTCGGGAAGAAGTCACCGTTGACTGGCAGGTGATTTTTCAGCAGCGAAGCTTTACCGTTCGCGCGCCTGACCGTTCGCAGCCTGACCGGTTGTTAATTACGGCGGAGGCTGATATTCGCCATGATCGAGTATGAAATCAAAACAGCACTGGAGGCACTGACGAGCCTTCCTGCTTACCCGCTGTTGCTGCCTGACCCGGAACAGGAGGGCGTGACCTACCAGAAAATCACTGATCCGAAATTTGATACCGGTCTGGCCAGCACCGCACTGGTGCAGGGGCGTTTTCAGGTCACGTTGTATGTAATCGACGATTATGCTCACCTGCTCGAACTGGATAAGGCCATTTGCACCGCTTGGGAGAGCATTCAGCATGGCCATATAGGCCGCTGGCCGGTTCAGACTGTGACACGCGGGACGATGTTGCAGGGTGCCACTACGCTGACAAACAACAGCGTGCAGTACCGGCTGGTGCGCGATTACGTCATCTGCTACCCGGAGGACGCCACATGATTGGTATCAAAGTGACCGGTATGGATGAATTGGCGCGTCAGCTTGAAGCGCTCGGACGTGATGTTTCCACCAAAATTTTGCGAGATGCCGGCCGTGCCGCGCTGGTGCCAGTGCGGGAAGATATGCAGCAGCATGCGGGTTACGACGAATCATCAAGTGGTCCGCATATGCGCGACGACATCACTATTCGCTCTACAACGCGAGGACGTGCGCAGATAACACTGCGTGTCGGCCCCAGCAAAGCGCACCATATGAAAGCGCTGGCGCAGGAATTTGGCACGGTGAAACAAGTTGCCGATCCTTTCATTCGTCCGGCGCTTGATTACAACAAAACTCAGGTATTACGCATCCTGGCGGCAGAAATCCGCTACGGCATCGAAAACCGGTAGCGACCGCTGCCACCATCATTAAGAGAGAGAGAAAATTATGGCTGATAAAACTTCGCCAGAGTACGCCATGCTGCCCGCTGGCACGATCGTAAAATGGGGCGCAGTTGGTGCTGACGCTGCAACAATGAAACCACTGATCAACTGCAAAGCGGTCGGTGAGATGGGGCAAACCGGCAGCTTTGTTGACTGCACCACACTGATTGATACCACCAAGCAGTTTATTTCTGACCTGCCGGAAGGCGCAGAGAAGTCGATCGGCTTTATTGACGATCCGGCCAATGAAGATTTTGCTGCGTTCCTCACTGCAGCTGACGACCGTGAAACTGTGCAGTTTTACGTTGAACTTCCAAACGGCCGTACGTCCACGTCAATTCTGTCACTGTCTGGCTGGAAGATGAACGAAATCACCGCGCCGGCGAGCGAGGTCATTCAGATCACAGTGCAGGGCAAGCAGAACAACAACACCTGGGGCACCGCCACCCCAAAGGCGTGATCAGCGTAACAACACAGCCGCAAGGCGCTGATTTGGCAGTTGGGGGCAATTTGTCCCTGACTGTTGCGGCTATTTCAAGCAACGGCAAGTCCGTGAAATATCAATGGCAGAAAGACGGCGCAGATATTGCCGGCGCTAACGCTGCTACCTATTCCAAAAACTCTGTTGTTGCGGCGGATGCCGGCGCTTATCTGGCAGTGATTACTGCCGAAGGTGCCGAGCCAGTAAATAGTGCCGTTGCAACCGTTACCGTCAAATAAGGGATCAAGATGGCCGATAAATACGACCTGAAAGCATTGAAATCTGCGCTGCTGCAGTCTGATAACCATGTTACCGAGGTGTCGATTTTTGGCACCCAGGTATTTATTCGCCGCCTCAAGGCCGCAGAGCTGCAGGACAATGAAGACGCAATGAAAGCGGCGATTGAAGCCGACGACATGAAGACGGCCGCACGCTTGAACGTTGAGTTGTTGCTGTCATGCATCATGACCCCTGACGGGAAACCGGTGCCGGTCAGCGCGCTGCCGAGTGTTGATGAGCTGCTGAGGGAGCACGATAACCCGACGTTGGTGGCTGCGATCAGCACGGTGAAACGGCATGCGGTCGGCACGCTGGAAGACGCTGAAAAAAACTAACTGACTCGCCCTGGCTGATGCTGGTTTTTCAATTAGCCGATCGCTGGGGTGAGTCAGACCCTAGAAAAATAGCCGGACTCCCGGCGCAGATCCTTAATCACTGGCGGGCGTACTTCAAGCTGCAGGGCATTACCGCCGATGCAGATGATGAGTCCGTTGTTCATCAACCCGAGCAGCTGGCGCGAAGTGATGTTGATGCGCAGTGTGCTGCTGTCATGAAGGTGCTTGGGAATGGCTGATGTAGCATCGTTGGCTGTCGGGTTGTATCTCAACGACGCCAATTTTCGTAATAAACTGGTCGCAGCATACCGGACTGCTGGTGATCAGTCCGGCCGGTTTAATAAACAGGCTCAGCAGGACGCTAAAAAAACCGATGAAGCGTATCAGCGAGTTAGCCAGACAGTCGGCCGCTTAAGAGGGAGCCTGGCGGGACTGGCGGGCGTTGCCGGCCTGGGCTTTTCTCTGGGCAGTATCATCACGACAACTCGGCAGTATGGCCAGGCACTGTCTGACCTGTCTGCGATCACCGGTGCCACCGGCAGTCAGTTGAAGCAGCTCGACGAGGCGGCGCAGCAAATGGGCCGCACGACGGAGTACAGTGCCAGTCAGGCTGCTGAAGCATTGAAGCTGATGGCCAGCGCCAAGCCGGAACTTCTGAAAACTGCTGACGGTCTGACGACGGCGACAAACAGTGCGCTGATTTTGGCTCAGGCCGCCGGCACGACACTGCCGGATGCGACGAGGACGCTGGCGCTTTCACTGAATCAGTTTGGCGCCAGTGCCAGTGAGGCCGATCGCTACATCAACGTTTTGGCCGCCGGTGCTAAATACGGCTCGTCTGAAATTGCTGATACCGCTGCAGCGATTAAAAACGGCGGCGTGGCCGCTGCGCAAGCCGGTGTCGGTTTTGAGCAGTTAAATGCCGCCATTCAGGTTTTGGCCGAGCGAGAGATTAAAGGCGGTGAAGCGGGAACTGCGCTACGTAACGTGATCCTGAACCTTGAGAAAGGCACGGATAAAACGTTAAAGCCGTCTGTTGTGGGGCTGAGCACGGCACTGGAAAACCTCGAAAAGAAAAACCTGTCAACGTCACAAGCCGTGAAGCTGTTCGGTCTGGAGAACATCAACGCTGCTTCGGTCCTCGTGAGTAATCGCTCGAAGCTGGATGATCTGACCCGTTCATTAACCGGGACACAGACAGCGCATGAACAGGCCGCAACGCGTGTCGATAACCTGAACGGCGATCTGATGGGGCTGACCAGTGCCTTTGAGGGGCTGATTATCAAAGTCGGCCAGGCAAGCGGCGGTCCTCTGCGCAGCGGAGTCCAGAGCGTGACCGAGGCCATTAACGGCCTGGCTGACAATTTCAACATGATTGCCAGCGTGGCGCTGTACACGTTAATCCCCGTTTTATCAACGAAGCTGACATCCGGTATCCGTGAAAGTATTGGCGCCTGGCGGGAGCAGCAAGCGGCAGTCCGCGCGGCGTCGCTTTCTCAGGCCGCTATCGCACAGAAAACGCTTGATGCAGCCAATGCCACGCTTGTGCAGAATAATGCCGAATTTGGCCGCGTTCGCGCCATGGAAAAAACGGCAAAACAGTTTGGGATGAACGTCAGTTACACCGCTGACTACAATCGCCTGATCAGGGAGGAAACGGAAGCCACGCGAGCCGCGACAATTGCCAAGACGCAGCTGGATGCGGCCAATAAGCGTCTGTCCATTTCTGCGCGTGCGGCGTCAATCGCCGTGGGTGCCGCCCGTGGCGCCCTGGCATTGGTCGGCGGCCCGTTCGGCGCCGCCATGTTAGCGGGCTCGGCAATTCTGTATTTTCATGAGCAAAACAAACTGGCGCGTCAGTCCGCGCTGGAATTGAAGGATGCAGTGGTTGTCACGACTGCAGAACTGCTCAAGCTGTCCCAGACGAAAATCGCGATCAAGGTTGATGATTTTGAGGACCAGCTGAAAAACCTGAACGAAGAGCGTGCGAAGATACAGAGCCAACTGGGGCAGTTAAGCGACACGCGCATTAATACCGCACGGGATCGACGTGGCGGCATGCTGGGTTTTCTTTATTCAGATCCCGCCGAACTTGAAAAAGAGCGGAATGCGCTGAAGGGGCAACTTGAGGATATCAACACAGCGACATCCACCACCCAAAAGAACCTGGCTAATGCCAAGAGCGCAATGGACGCCATGCAAAACGGCATGGCCGGTATTATCTCCGGTAGTGTCGATGGCGCCAATGCCATTTCGAGTGCGATTGCAAAGCTTGGCACGGCGGGTTCTGGTGTCGAAACCCCGTGGAGTGGTGAAGACCCTGCAAAGGCTGATAAAAAAGGCCAGCAGGCACTGAAGCAGTATCAGCAGCTGCGCCGGGATATTGAAATTGCTCATGCAACCAGCCTGGCGAAGATTGCGCTGGAGGAGACAAACTCACAGGCCAAACTTTTAGCCGCCGGCAAAGCGGCCGGCGCCAGCCAGGCTGATATTCAACGCACTATGCTGTTGAATGCTGAGAACTACCAGCGCCAGCGGCAAGATCTTGCTGAGCAGTATGCGCCAGGTAAGGCAGCGATACGTGAGGAGCAGGAAACCAGTCGGGAACTGAAAGCGTTGTATGACGCCAGATTACTGACTGAGCGTGAGTATCTTGTTTCCCGAGTGACACTGCAGCAGGACATGGCGCGCCAGCGACTGAAGGCGGAAGCTGATGCTATTGCGGCGCCCCGGCAGAACATCGCCGGTGACGTTGATCCGTCGGTGCAACTGAGCAACCAGCTTGCGCAGCAGCAGGCGCAGTATCAGGCGTATTACCAGCAGGGCTACATCGACAAACAGCGCTACGAACAGTTGATGCAAGCTGCAACAGAGGAGTCCTCCGAGGCGCAGTATCAGCAAGCGTTGAACCTGTATGCCGGGCAAAGCCGCGTCAACAAGCTGCAGATTGGGCTGGTGGACACGGTAAAAGAACGTACGACCAACGCACTGACCGGACTCCTGACCGGTACGCAGTCATTCAAGGACACCATGGTGGGGCTGTTCTCATCGCTGACGCAATCCATCGTCCAGAACCTGATAGACATGGCTGCCCAGGCACTGCTGACAAAAACCATTTTGTCTACGTTCATGAGCTTTGGCGGCGGTGCCAGCGGCGGGAACAACCCCGGCCCAGTCCCCACATTCCCTAACGCCAAAGGCGGTGTTTATTCATCACCGTCGCTGAGTGCGTACAGCGGGCAGGTCGTTAGCAGTCCGACGATGTTCGCGTTTGCTAAAGGGGCTGGCCTCATGGGCGAGGCAGGGCCGGAAGCAATCATGCCACTTAAGCGTGGGGCGGACGGTTCTCTGGGGGTAAGGGCCATTCAGGCGCCGGCGCAGGCTTCTGCAGCGCCTAACGTTTATATCACCATTGAAGGCGGCAACGGCAACGTCAGCACTCAGTCTGATCCTGGCTGGGAAGAGTTCGGCAAGCAGATGGGCAACATTGCTGCACAGGAAAGCCAGAAGGTTATCAACCGCAACCTGAAGCCTGGCCAGCCAATATGGAACGCCATTAAGGGGATGCGATGACGATTAAAACATTCAGCTATCCGGCGCGCGTCAATGCCGTCGGAGATACCCGGTTTCGGATAAGGAAGGCGCAGTTTGGTGACGGGTATGAGCAGGTCGCCGGCGATGGAATAAATCCAATAAGACGTTCTTGGGATCTGTCGTTTGTCGGCAAGTATGACTACATCGCACCAATCATTGCCTTCCTTGAAGACCATTATGGGGTGAAGTCATTTCAATGGACGCCTCCGAATAACATCCTGGGCCTATATCGCTGCGAGGGTTATAAGCCGGTAGCGATGGGCGGCGATAACTACTCACTGACGGCCACGTTTACTGAAGCCTTCAGCGTTTAACTGAGATCAATCATGCTGAATTCAGACCTGCAGAAATTAGAGCCGGGTAACCGCATTCGCCTGGTCGAGGTGGACGGTACAAAGTTCGGCGCCGATATTCTTCGTTTTCACAACGACACTCTGCCATTCACGCCAGAAGAACTGGTTGCTGCCGGAGGAGATGAGTCAAAGTTGGCGACCAAACCTATATGGTGGCAAGGAGACGAATACGGTCCGTGGCCGCATAGCATAGAGGGCATTGAGATATCTTCAGAGGGACAAGGTGCTGAGCCAAAATTAACAGTTGCCAATATTGACGGGTTAATTACGGCGCTATGTCTTCAGTTTGACGACATGGTCAAGGCGAAGGTGACCATTCGTGACACCTTCGTGCATTATCTAGATGCGCGCAACTTTCCCGATGGCAACCCGCAGGCCGACCCGGAGCAGGAGTTTAAGCAGGTTTTCTACATCGACAGCAAGAGCGCCGAGGATAACGAGGCTGTCGAGTTCACGCTGTCGAGTCCGATGGATCTGCAGGGGCTGCGTATCCCGACGCGGCAAATCACATCGCTATGCACTTGGTGCATGCGCGGGCAGTACAAAACCGGCGACGGGTGCGGCTACGCCGGCCAGAATGGCTGGTTTGATAAAAACGGAAATCCAACGGATGACCCAGCGAAAGATGAGTGTTCGGGCCTGCTGACGGACTGCAAAAAGCGGTTTGGTGAAAATGAAGAACTGGATTTCGGCGGCTTCCCCGGTTCGGCGCTCATACGGAGGTAGCATGCGACAAAAAACGATTGATGCCATCCTGGCGCATGCGCAGCGCGAATTCCCGAACGAGTGCTGCGGCGTGCTGGCGCAGTGCGGTCGTGTTGAGCGATATTTTCCCTGTGCAAATTTATCGGCAGAGCCGGTGGAGCATTTCGAACTGGATCCGGCCGGCTACGCCGCGGCGGAAGACTGGGGTGAAGTGGTCGCCATTGTGCATAGCCACCCCGGCGACGGCGCGACAACGCAGCCGAGCGAGCTTGACCAGCTGCAGTGCGATGTGAACGAGCTGCCGTTCGTGATTGCATCTTGGCCGGAGGGCGACATTAGAACGATTTACCCGCGCGGCGATCGGCCGCTGGTAGGGCGCCAGTTCGTGCTGGGGCATGCAGATTGCTGGTCGCTGATTATGGATTACTACCGGCAGGAGCACGGGCTAATACTCCACAATTACAGCGTAGAGCGGCACTGGTGGGAACAGGGCGAAGATCTCTACATGGAGAACTGGCACGGCTGCGGCTTTCGGGAGTTCGACGGGCCACCGCAGGTGGGCGATATGGTGATCATGCAGGTGTCGGCGCCGGTGCCGAACCACGCGGGGATCCTGCTGGATGGAAACATGCTGCTGCACCACCTCTACGGACAACTGAGCCAGCGCGTGCCCTACGGCGGATATTTCCGGGATCGCACGGTGAAAATAGTCAGGCGTGTAGAGTTAATGGGATAGTTTTTATCGGTGCGTCCGTCTGCTACGATACTTGAAAATAGCGAAGGAAGTGCCGATGAAAAAATTAATCCTCCCCCTGGCTGCGTTGGTGTTGGCTGGATGCTCTTCGACATATACCGGAAAGATGACAGATCCGAGCCGCAAGGATGTAACTATTGGCAATTATGAAATCCACGTAATAACAACCGGTAATAACAGATATGAGGCTTTTGGCGGAGAAAGCGTAGGTTTTGATGCAATAGCGTTAAAAAAGGCTCAGATATCCGCAATAGAACAGGTTTCAGGATGCAAAGTTGTAGATTCTGAGTATTCCAATACGTTTATCAGGACGCTGCAGGCTGAGACTAAATGCTGACGTAGATTTAATCAACAACAAACCCGGCGTAACTGCCGGGTTTTTTATTGGGTGAAATATGGAACTGAACGAGCAACCTGTGCGAACAATCTGCCTTGGCGGGGTATTAGGGAAAAAATTTGTCCATGAATTCAAGTATCGTGCGCGCGATGTTCCCCACGCAATACGGGCATTAAAGAGCATGATCCCGGGGTTTGAACGGTTTATGAATGAAGCCCAGCAACGAGGACTGACTTTTGCCGTTTTCGTTGGTGATAAAAATATCGGCGAAAATGACTTGGGAATGACCAAAGGAACCGAGACTATCCGCATCATGCCTATAGTGATCGGGAGTAAAAGGGGCGGTTTATTCCAAACTATTTTAGGTGCTGCGCTAATTGTCGCTGCCTTCTGGACTGGTGGCACATCAATGGCAGCGTGGGGCACGCTCTCTACTGGATTGGCGATGACTGGTGCCTCTTTGGCTATCGGCGGCGTCGTCCAGATGCTTTCACCGCAGCCTAGCGGTCTGTCCATCAGCCAGGACGCCGATAATAAACCCAGCTATGCATTCGGCGGCCCGGTCAACTCCACCGCGCAAGGTAATCCCGTTGGTGTCTTGTACGGCAGCCGGGAGATCGGCGGCGCGATTATCTCTGCCGGCATCTACGCCGAAGACCAGCAGTAATTTTTTCAGTGTTTAACAGGCTCGCTTCGGCGGGCTTTTTTTATGGGCGAAATCATGGAAAACATCATTCAGGGGCGGAAAGGTGGTGGCGGTGGCGGCCACACGCCGACCGAGTCGCCCGACAGTATCCAGTCCATTGCGCGCGCCAAAATCCTGCTGGCGCTTGGCGAAGGGGAATTCGCCGGCGGTCTGGATGGCACGAATATTTTTCTCGATGGTACGCCGCTGCAGGCTCCAGACGGTACATCGAACTTCCCCGGCGTGCAGTGGGAATTTCGCCCGGGAACGCAGTCGCAGGGTTATATCCAGGGCATACCCGGCGCCGAGAACGAAATCAGAATTGAAACAGAGCTGAAATCCTCTCAACCGTGGGTGCGGTCAATCAGCAACACGCAGCTGTCTGCCGTTCGTCTGCGTGTCGGCTGGCCGACGCTGCTGCGCCAGCAGGATAACGGCGATCGCGTTGGTACGCGGGTTGAGTATGCGATTGACCTTTCGACCGACGGCGGAGCATATGAGACGGTTCTCAACGGCGCGGTTGACGACAAGACCACGACGCTGTATGAGCGCAGCCACCGAGTTGATTTACCGAAATCCACGACCGGCTGGCAGATACGCATACGGCGCCTAACGCCTGATTCGACGTCAACAAACATCGTCGATCGCATGAACATCGAGGCGATCACGGAAGTGATCGACGCAAAACTGCGCTACCCGAACACTGCGCTGCTGTTTGTCTCTTACGACGCAAAGCAGTTCCAACAAATTCCTCGTATCAGCTGCAAGCCAAACGGGCGGATAATCCGGGTTCCGACGAACTATGACCCTGCGACCCGCACCTACAGCGGCGTCTGGGACGGCTCGTTTAAGTGGGCATACTCGAACAACCCTGCCTGGGTGTTCTACGACATTTTGCTGGATAAGCGGCTTGGCCTCGGTGACCGCCTCGACGCGACGCAAGTTGACGAAGTGGAGCTGTACCGCATCGCCCAGTATTGCGATCAACTGGTGCCGGACGGCCGGGGCGGCGACGGGAAAGAGCCGCGGTTCCTCTGTGACGTCTACATCCAGTCGCAGAATGAAGCGTTCACCGTGTTGCGTGATATAGCGTCAATTTTCCGGGGTATGACGTACTGGGCTAACAATCAGGCCTGCGCGCTGGCTGACATGCCGCGCGACATCGACTACGTCTACACCCGTGCAAACGTCATTGACGGCAAATTCCACTATCAGGGCGGCAGCCAGCGCAACCGCTACACCACGGCGATGGTGAGTTGGTCAAACCCAAACAATCACTATCAGGATGAAGTCGAAGCGGTCGCGGAAAATGCGCTGGTGCGCCGGTATGGCATCAACCAGACAGAAATTTCAGCGATCGGTTGCACCAGGCAGACGGAAGCGAACCGGCGCGGCCGCTGGGCGCTGCTGACGAACAGCAATGACCGCAGCGTGTCGTTTTCCACGGGACTTGATGGCTTTATTGCTTTGCCTGGCCACATTATCGGTGTTGCTGATCAGATGCTGTCTGGGCGGGTCATGGGAGGGCGCATTTCATCGGTAGACGGCCGCAATATCACGCTTGATCGTGTTGCAGATGTAAAAGTTGGCGACAGGCTGCAGGTGAATCTGCCGTCTGGCAGGTCGCAGGCGCGCACAGTGATGGCCGTGAATGAGCATATTGTCACTGTTTCTACATCATACAGCGAGCCTCTGGAGGCAGAGGCAGTGTGGTCTATTGATGCGGGCGATCTCACTGTTCAGCAGTATCGAGTATCTAACGTTTCAGATAATGATAATGGCACGTTCACGATCACCGCAGTTTGGCATGAGCCGGGGAAATATGACGCCATTGATACCGGCGCGCGGCTGGATGAGCGGCCGATCAGCGTCATTCCGCCCGGCGTGCAGGCGCCGCCGAAAAACATCGTCATTGATAGCTATTCGTCGGTTAGCCAGGGGATCGCAGTCACGACGATGCGCGCGGCGTGGGATGCCGTGGATAACGCTGTAGCGTATGAGGCAGAGTGGAGAAAAGACAACGGCAACTGGGTATCGATGCCGCGAACGTCAACGCTAGGGTTTGAAGTGCCGGGCGTCTACGCCGGGCGTTACCTGGTGCGCGTGCGCGCGATAAACGCGAGCGACGTGTCGTCTGTCTGGGCGACGTCGATGGAAACCTATCTGAAAGGGAAAGAAGGCAAGCCGCCGATGCCGGTCGGGTTCGCGGCCACGCCGCTGTTGTGGGGTATCCACTTGGCGTGGGGATTCCCGTCGGGTGCAGAGGACACGCTGAAAACGGAAATCGAGTATGCAGATAACGCTGCCGGCGAACGCGCGCTGCTGCTTGCTGACGTGCCGTATCCGCAGCGCTCATACGAGCAGATGGGGTTGAAAGCCGGTCAGGAATTTTGGTATCGGGCGCGGCTCATTGACCGTACGGGGAATCAGGGGGATTGGACAGGCTGGATTAGAGGACTATCAAACGCAGATGCCGGTGATTATTTGGAAGGTATCGGCGACGGTTTTTTGACGGATAAAGACGGCGAACGGCTGACCGGCGACATTAACACGAATATTGATGCCATCATCCAAAATGCGCTAGCTAACAATGCGACGGTGGAGCACCAGTGGTCGCAATACGGCGAGGTACGGGCCGATATTCTCGTTGTGAAAACGACAATTGCGCAGGTTGATAAAGCGCTGGCAGAGCTGTCAACGCAGGTTCAGGCGCAGATCGGCGATATGACAGCCGTGTTGGAAGATAAGTTGACGGCCACTGTGGACGCCGACGGCGCAACGGCAATCCACACGTTGAAAGCTGGCGTCCGAATAAACGGCGTTTTTTACAGTGCTGGCATGTCGATCGCTGTACTTGCCGAAGCTGGCAAGCCTGTCGTGACGCGCATTGGCTTTAATGCCAATCAGTTCGTGCTAATGAGCGGCAGTGGTGATACGCAGTATTCGCCATTCGCTGTAGTTGACGGGCAGGTGTTCATTAGCGATGCCTTTATTCAGAACGCGTCGATCACTGAGGCGAAAATAAAAAATGCCTCAATTACCAGCGGGAAAATTGGCGATTATCTCCAGTCGGATGATTACGCCCCTGGCGCTACAGGGATGCGCATTGGTTTTCGCACCGGCACCGTTGAAATTAACGGCACAACGCCGGGGCAGGGTTCGATGCGCCAAAGTAACCAGCGCATCGATATTACTGATGGCAATAATCAGCTGATGGTTAGGATCGGGAAGCTTCGATAATGGCTGAATATGGTATCTCTGTTCGCAATCAGCGTGGAAAAATGATGGATATCTCTGCGGGCCTGAGAATGGCCCGCATTGTGTTTAATGGGGAGGTGCGAGTAGCAGGCGGGGCAACAGAGACGTATGTCCCCCTCGACATATCAGACGGTAGTTCTGTGGGGGTAATGCCTGTTCATGTTTACTATCCATTTTCTAATCTGGGCTGCAACGGGTGGGCTCAGGAAGGAAAAGGGGTGCGTTTTTATCATGACAGGTGGCCCAGCAGCGGCGGGTTTGACGTGACTATTTACGAAATAACCGGCGCCACCATTGCCAGTGATTATGGCATCTTGCTTCAGGACTCTACTCAGCTCACCACGATTGGCGCAAAGCAACTTTCCTATATTACCCACATGGAAGAGATCACATTCACAGGAAACTGGAGGATCCCTGATAATGTGGAAGGTCGAGACAGTGCGGTTATCTTTGCCAGCTGGTCCGGCGGTGATGACGTTGGGCTTATCCGCAATGGCGATCATATCGAAGGCTGGCGAGAAATCGGCCGAGAAGCAACACAGGACGGCATTAGCATGCCGATGCGCATTGTGGTTGCGAGTAACGTCCCCAGTTTGACCAGGCAGGATTACGGGATAGAGGTTTACAATACAGCCGGGGAGTTGACATTCACGACAGGATATACACCGCTCATTTACCAGAGCATTCGCAATTTTAACGGTGATGGTTCATTCAATGCGGATATTGCTCGCCCCATGGTTCCCGTCTTTCAATTTGGTATTGATGGCCGTAACTGGGGGAATTATGGGACGATTTATAATGTCGGGGTAGGAATGAATGCAACAGGTGACATCTTCGGTAAATTCTCATCCGTTTACCAATCAGGGAACACTTCGGTAATTAACATGCGAAGGATACTGTTTAATACCAGCATGCTTGTTCTTGACTCTGATAGATATTTCTAACCCGGCTAATAAGTCGGGTTTTTATTACCAAAAATCAGGAGTGACTATGTCAGTAGGCACTATCACGCTGACCAATAACTGGCTAACGGTTACTGGATCAGGCACCACTTTCACGAAAGACTTGAAACCCGGTGATTTCATTGTGTCGGTTGTCGGTGGCGTCACGTATACACTTGCAGTGGAAACAGTAGACAGCGACACAAAAGTGATGTTGCTGAAAGCGTATGACGGGCCAACACAGGCTGGCGCCGCGTGGTCAGCTGTGCCGCGTGATGCGATGAACGCAATCACCGCCCAACTCGCAGCAGAGGCTGCAAAGGCACTGCGCGGGTTGAATTACGATAAACAGAACTGGCAACAGTTTTTCACAGCTGATGGCGATGTAACGATCACGTTACCTGACAACAGCCAATCTACCGGCCCGTCGGCGAAAAAAATCATCAACAGCGTGGATAGCAAAGCCGATAAGAAATCCGTTGATGATTTGGCAGCTAAAGTGAATACGAAGGCTGACGACGACAATGTTATACACCCGGGTGATTTCGGTCTCGGTCATGATAATGACTCAGGGCGGATTCAGACGGATTACACAACAATAGGACAATTCAGGGCCTTTGCGGTGAAGTATGGTCTGGCGGCCATGCGAAATAACACCGACATGGGCGGATCATCAAGCTGGGGGCTGAATACGTATTCACCTATTGTCTGGGTTAAGACAAACGACACCTATGGGCTTTTAAATATACCAATAAATACCACCGACCCCGTTATCGTCGCTGGTGGTTCCGGAAATGGAATTAATACGTTCAGGACAATGCTTGACAATAGCAACACTACTGTTGACGCGAACGGTTTTGTAAAAAAAGCCTCACCAATTGCGAGAGTTTCAAATAACCCAGAGGATATGGATCCTGATTTCCTTGAAGGCTTCGAGTTGTCTGGCTGTGCAGCGGTAAATGGCGAGGCTAAAGGAGTATTGGCTGCGCGGGTATCTACAGGGGTTTATCGTGTGACCGGCTCAAAGGGGCTGGCGCAAGAAGGCTGGTCTATTGAAGTTCCGCAGGATGTTAACGGCAACCGACTCTGTTTTGTTGCTGTCAGCAGTGAAGATGACGGGGCGATCATTGTCACTGTTAGCAAACGTCGTTTTGACATCGATAGCGCAATGGTCGTAGCCGGTGAACCGATGGATATCCCATCCGGGCGCTGGATTGATTTACGGCTTCAAATGCCAGACAGCAAAGACAAATAACATTAACCCGCCCCGGCGGGTTTTTTTACGCCTGGAGAAAATATGGCTGTAACTATTAGCGGTAAACTTATTGGCCCGAATGGCGAGCCGCGCCCCGGTGTAACGATCATGCTGACGGCTGTCATAACATCATCAACGGTAGTAAAGCTGGCGCCATCGAGTTCGACGACCGGAGAGGATGGCAGCTATTCGTTATCGGTGGAAGTTGGCACGCACAACGTAATGATTGAGGCATACGGTAGGCCATTTGAGAAAGTAGGGCAGATAACTGTTTATGCTGACTCTAAGCCGGGAACGTTGAATGATTTTCTCACTGCGCCAGGTGAAAGTGAGTTGACACCAGCAATCATTGCAACAGTTAACGAAATGCGTGACTCAGCGAAAGCAGATGCGGACAGAGCGGAAGCTGCTGCCCAGCGCGCCGAAGCAGTGGGCGACAACGAATATACATTTAAAACTGTTGCTGATGGCCTCGTAGGAACAACTCCGGGACAGTATTTCCGTGTCCCTGGCGGCACTGGCGACAACGTTGCGTTTTATTATTATTTGAACGACAGCGGGAAAGCTGTGCAGGTGTCGCAGCTGGTTGGCGCTGCAGCTGTTGAACGAGCAATTGACGCAGCAAATAAATCCCTAGCACGAAGTGACGGGATAGATAAACGCACGCAGGGGTACGGTGTTGAGAAAAATGTTTATGACACTGAAGGGGCATTAATAGGCGGTGGTTTTTTTGACGCAAAAGGAGCGTCGCCTCTGAATTATACAGAAAATGGCGACGTAAATATTACTGGTACGCAGTTTAAAAGTATCCCCAATCACCCTGAGTACGATTGGGCGCAAACAGATAAAAACAACGTTCCCTATATCGGCGGCTCAAAAATGGGCGGTGCCATTATTGGGCGTGTTGAAATTGTAGAAATATCGGGGCCGCCCGGCGTCGTATTTGTCGATAAAAACTATGTTCCCTACGCTGCCGATCCGAGCTATGAGACTGATTTAGACATCCCAACAATTGGCGGCTCATCGCAGGAGCCTGAACCACCTGTAATCCCATTCCGTCCGTATGACTATATGGGGGTTCGCAGTGAAGGGCAGTCTCTTTCCCTGGGGGCGGCAAACCCTAATGACAATCCTCAGCCTGTGAGCATAGAGCAGCGTTACGGTAACCGGGGTTTCAGCACAAATAACAACAGCGGCATGACTGATACAGACACGCTTGTGCCACTCGTAGAAAAACGCTACCAGCCTGCGGAGGGAACTTGGCCGGCGGCGGAAACCCCTGTTACCGGCGCGACACATAAGCTGGTGGAAATGATCCAGTCCGAAACGGGGTTGCCGTTCTACCTGCAGCCCAGCGCCTATATCGGCTCTGCCCCTGGTACTGGCGGCCAGCCGATCACGAACCTGATTAAAGGTTCAGCAGCCTATAGCCGCATGATCGCCCACGTTACCAACAGTCTACGCCTGGCAGCGGAAGAGGGAAGAACGTTTGCTGAACTGGCTGTTGTGTGGATGCAGGGCGAATCAGATTACCGTGATCAAACATCACGTGCTGACTATCTCGCTATTTACCTGCAGTACATCGCCGATTCGTTGGCAGACAAAAAAGCGATTACCGGCCAACTTTTTGACCCCATTTTTATCAGCTACCAGCTCAGCACGCACCGGGCGTACCGACGTCGCGATCCACTGATTGCGCTGGCACTGCGCGATGCCGCAATGCTGGGTAAAACGGAAATCGCGTACCCCGGCTACATCGGTGATTACTACGCATCTGACCACATCCACGGTATGCCAGAGACGTACTACATGTTCTCCCAGTATACGGGCCGCATGATTTACAAAAAGCGGCGGGACATGCTGGAGGGCGTGACGCGCATGCATCGCCTGGACGTGATTGATGAGATAAGGCAGGGCATCTTCACCATGCTCTATTTCAACGTGCCTGCTCCGCCGCTGGTTTTCGACACGGACTGGGTGGCGCCGGCGGAAAACATGGGCTTCTACATCCGGGATAAGGGTTCGCTCGATGTCATCGACATTATTGCCGCTGTCGATATTGCCGGTCATGACCGCGTGCGGATCACAACTTCGCGACCATTGCTCGACAGTGAAATCGTGACGTATGGCTGGGGTAAGGCCGGCGATCCACTGACTAACGGCAGAACAACGGGGCCGCGAGGTAACCTGCGCGATAGTGAGGGTGAGCTGCCGGGCGAAAGCTACACAGATGGCGCAGGAGTGCTGCGCAAGCTGCACAACTGGTGCGTAATTTTTTGAGGAAATGAGATGACAACGATTATTCGCAATCTGGACATGGAAATTAAGAACCCGACTCTGCCACCGCTGTATGAGCCATTCGCGTCCGTTCCTGGGCTGATCGCCGGCTGGCGTTTTGGTGAAGGTTTTACTGACCTATCAGGAAACGGACACACCCTGAAAGAGGTTGGTACTCCCAGCGTAGGGGAATATTTTGTTGCAGGCGATAAAGATAACGGCTTTATCACTGATGTCCCAGATGGTATGCAGCGCACACTGATCGCTGTATATCGCCAGGCTGCAGACGTTAACACGTTCGGCTATCCGGTGGGTAATATCGTGCAGAATGCATCAGCAAACGGCGAGGGGATTGCTATCACAGACGTATCAGTAACATCGCTACGCCGGCGATCGGCGTACATTGGCGGAAAATCATATAACGAAAAATTGTATGGCACGGCTGCCGGCCCGGCTGAGGCTACCGCAACTCGCAACAATTTTGCGTTTTCAGCTGTGACGATTGACGGTGCGGGAAACACTGCTGGGTTTTTCATTCCATCTGCGAATGCAGACATTATCCCCGCCACGTTGGCGAGCGGTGTTAATTTGGCAGAGCGATCAATCACGGAATCCGGTGCGGAGAGCTTTTATCGCATCATCGCATGGCGCAATTCTAACCTGCCACCAGTGCCGCCATCGAGTCCTAACACTGGGCTTGCTGTCGCGGAGGTGTTGATTTATGACAGGCCGTTATCACTGACTGATCTGAACACGCAGTACGGGCGCTCTAAGCGTTATTTTGAGTCGAACTATAAAGTGAAAATTTGA